ATTCTTCTCTGACGAACTTCTGGGCAACGCTTATACTGAGCAACTGCCAGAAGATGATTGGGTTGGCGACGTATTAGGTGCTGCTGATGAATACATTGGGCAGTTCATTGAGGGCGATAAAATGTAACGAACTCGCCCCAGATCCCAGTCGTGGCGCGGGTTTTCGCGGGTCGGGGCGGCCGTATATATAAAACAAGGGTCCTAGATAAGCTATAAAAGTATCCCATCGACCTCGATATATACAAAAAGGGATTCGCACAGTGGGTCCTCTGCTATATAAAAAAATTCTCCCAGAAAAAATTCGCCCGTAGAGGTTTTCTAATGGACCATCGAATTAGAGAAGACAGACAGGATCTAAGAACCTATGTTCTGGAAACTCTAATTCACTATGAAGGATTCCTAGACACTCGGATGTATGAATGTGCAGACTATCTAACGAGTGCTGGACTAACAACTGAGAACTCTCACATTATCCAAGGGTGGAATGATTGGAAGAATGAGAATAAATCAGATGGGTTCCATAGCAAGTTGTAAGATATGAAAAGATTTACTGTAACACTCCAAGAAGACGAATTCGGAGATCTCGTCTTTCCAATTCCAGAAGAAGTTATTGAAGAACTCGGATGGGAAGTTGGGGATGATCTCGAATATACCGTAGACGGCGATTCATTTTACTTGAAGAAAATTTCTGACTAAGACCCTCCAGCGCGATTTCCAAATTATGACTGACAATCCCAACACTGTACTGAATGCTTTGCTGGCAGCGAATGCTCCTTACAATCCGTTAGAGAATGAGTATGCCCACCGCGCTTCCTCTGAAGCAATCAAACTGTTAGTAGAGCGTGTTGTAGAACTTCAAGAGCGTTTGAATAAACTGGAGACCATTCTATCAGAAGGTGGTATCACGTATCGACCAGAAGGCTACGAAAACCATCTAAATATGAAAGAGAATTATGACGAAATCTATAAGCGTCTGGGGAAACTAGAGAATGGGATGCACGAATGAAACATGTCAGACATATACTCCAAATTCAGGAGGAGTTACTGTACAGACATGGCATTATCCTACTCAGAACACCGCAGTAAACTGGCCTGGTGTTGATCGTACCAGGATCATGTATGGTTCTTTTCTGCAGAAGGGGGAATATCCTACTCTTGCAAGTTGTGGTCACCAAAAACGTTTAGAGGCGACTACTCTATTTGGATTTTCTGGAGGGGGGAGTCTAAACTTACCAACGTATAGAGTGTTTGACACAGTACCTTCGTCTCTCTCATTCTTTCCAATTGATTCTGATCAGTGGTTTGCGTATTTGTTTGATACATCTGCATTTTATGTTGCGGACTCCAGATGTTTCAAATTTCTAACGTATCTGAATAATACTACAGGACCATCGACATCATCGACTGTGGGTGGAGTGACAACGACAACACCTGGAGCGACTACAAGTACCACAACATATGAATGTATACATTGTGGAGGATCTGTAACTCCATTGGTAACTGGTATTTCATATACCACTGCAGACGGAAATATTACTGGAATTGCTGATCGTCCATTTCCCACAATCTATACTGCATCCACAAATACAAATAGAATTGCATTCAAATATAATAGTGCTACAACGGATCTGACTAATAGTGTCACTGGATTTTCATTTACTGTTGGCAGTACAACCACTGAAGCATGGTCTGGCAGTAGCGCAGTATCAAGTTCTACGTCCAGTGTGAATAACTGGCAGCAGGATGAATATAATGTCGATGTATATCAGGAGTACAGTAGTTCAACTTTTGGGAATAAGGGACTTGTAGTATTGATTCGGTTTACTCCGATCGTATCCAACTATTCAAGTGGAACGTATACCTTCGGGGGAACAACGATTTCTGCTGCAGCATTGTCCTCTGGTGGTTCGAATTACTCTACAAGTGACAGTTATCCAATCACATATACCTATACTCACTCGAATGGATCGACCTCTACATTCAATTTTACGCTCAATGTAACTGCTGTTGGCGATGTTTCTGTTACGAGTGGTGATGGTGCAAGTAAAATTACCAAAGGAGAAAGCGTAAACGGGTGGACAGTAAGTAAAATCTACCATTCGGATATCGAAAACTTCCCTTGGCACGTTATTGAACTGTCTGGTAGTGGCAGTAATTTCTCAAAAGACGCAAATTACACTACAAGTGGAGGGAAAAGTATTCAAGTTCCCGCAGGAAAAGGTATTCCAGATCGAGCAATGATCGTTGGATTGTACGAATTCCGCCAAAAAGAGATTCAATATGAGACTTTATACCTAAAACAAGACGTTCCACACGCATTTGATGACATTGTTCAACCAGAAGTCACACTATCAGTGACTAATGGGGTGGTAACTAGCGCAAATATTGTCTCTGGAGGGCAAGGATTTGATAAATTGCCGTCTAAACCAGCACTTAGTGTATCAGTTCCACCAATTGAGAGTGGCGTAACTGCAGAACTTGAGGGATCTTTTACAAATGGTGTCCTAACTTCCGTAAAAATTGTCAATGGAGGGAGTGGATATTCATCTCAAAACCCACCACAAGTAAAAATTGCGAATTTGTATGGTCTAGTTACGGAAACTTCCTTCGAAGGACTGCCCCAAAGCACTGTTGATGAGAGAAAATCACGATATAAGGATCTAGAAGAGGTAGTCGGAAGCGTCTTCACACCGAAAGAAACTCCAAAACCTGCACAAGATACTGATTTTTCGACACTTTCTGCATTTAGTACTGCTAGTCCAGAATTTGAAAACATGCCAGATCACTTTTTGGTCAAATATTTCCGCCCAAAAACATTTGTTGACGTAAATACCAATACAACTATCAAAACATCGACTGATAGTTGGGGAGAAAAAGTATTTTCTGATGAACCTACTGCTAAAGAGTACGCAGAATCACTAAAAACACAGGGATATGACACTGAAATCATCTTACAGGAGGGGAAAAAGTTCTCCGAGTACATAGATCAGGCAAATTTAGACTATCAGGGATACACTAAAGAGACAAAAGCAGGGCAGCAACCAGAATATAAGTCGGAAAATGTTGTTACTGCAGAAGAATTTGAGGAAATTTTAGCTTCTGGGTCTCAAAAAATCACTCAGGACAAACCTTCAACCATTATTGCTGATCTTGAGTGGGATCCAAATACAAAAGTTCAATATGATGTTGCACAAGGAAAATTACCAAAAGAAATGATCGATCTACTTCCAGAATCAAATTCTGTTAGTTCATCCGAGTACACCAAAAATTATCTCGAAAATGGCGGTAATAAGGAACTTGCAACAATCATGGGAGAATCTGTTGAAGAAAGCACCAATGTTTTTGAACAGTTCAAATCTGATGCTACATACGATCCTGAAAAAGATGCAAAAACAGATCCATATGAACTCCCTAAAGTAACCACAGTAAAAGCATCTTTTTCAAAACTTCCTTGCGCTAGCAGGTACAAAAAGTACTATATTCGTCAATATGTTCCCGATAAGAGAGTTCAGAGTAGTATGAATGTCACATTGACAGTTTCATCATCCTCTGCTTCCGTGTGTACAGATACTTGTACTGCATGTTCCCCTATTGGAGGGTTTGCAACTGGTGGAACACCTACAACTAATCCTGTTTCTGGAAACACAACATCAACCACATTGAGTTCTTGTGTTATTGGTACTAATGATCCTTCAACGTTTTCTGCTTCTGGAAAAATTGATATATACAATAACCTAACGGCAACATCTGCAGTTTTTGTCGCTGCTGTTGAAGCTTGGGGTAATCCATTCGAATCGGAGTGTTCATAAATGCCAGGTCCAGGTGCAGCAGTTTTCAAAGGTGTTTGTAGTGGTCATGGAAAATGCACTCCAGGGGTTATTCATGCAACTATTCAATGTATACCTAATGGTGGAACCTGTGCTGTAGCACCGAAGAAAACTGTAGCTGCAATGGATGCGTATACTCAGTGGCCTCCACAAGCACTAACTCCAAAGACCAAAGCAATTTGTGACGGTATTATTACGGTAGAAAAGTTGACACCAATTGTAGATAGTGATATACTTACTGAGCATAAAACCCCATGCATGAATACGGTAAATACTTCTCCGTGCCCTAAAGCACAGGATGCTGTAGTTCCAATTCAATGCAATGCAACTACCTTTACATGTGCTGATGACGCTGGGGGTGTTGGTCATCAGAGAGTTGCTAAAGCCACTAGTGCTACAGTCTTCTTCTGTAAGAAAAATGCTGTTAGGGTTGGTGATTTCTTTGCAACTCCATGTTTGAGTAAAGTTCCCACTGGTGCAACAACTGTTTTTATAGGTCCCTAAAAATTATGGCAGTAAAATCTAAAATTGGTGTAGTAAAATCTGGTTATACTCCAGGAAAACCAAAATGTACCCGACAGGGTAAGTCAAAAAATACAAATCTTGGTGCAACATCTCGTAATGGACGTAAAAAACGTTATAGGGGTCAAGGATAATATAAATGAGCGGCATTAGCCGCTTTTTTTCTATAAACTCAATAAATACAAGAAGGGATAGCAACCCCTCTAAAAGTTCTGGAAACAGACTACGGAGATTTATGGCGAACCATCCCATTCCTGATAATGTACCTTCGATCATGCAACAGCAATTTGGTACTATTGTACTAATTACTGATCCTGCAGCAGATAGACTACTCGCAAAGAAAAAGAATAACCCACCAGTTGATCGTTATTCTCGTCACTGTGGTGGAAAGGGGGGATTTGACGATTTTGTAGAACGCTGGCACGAATAATGGCACAATTCTATTACGGAGAACCAACAAAAATTATAACTGGTAAGGAGGTTGTTCCTATCAGTAGGGGATTTCGTGATTTGGCAATGTCATTTGCAGTACATCCTAAAACAAATGATGTTTCTAGTGTCTATAATGATCAGGCAATCAAGCAGTCACTAAAAAATCTAGTTATGACTGCTCCAGGAGAAAAATTTTATAATCCTGATTATGGTTGCCGTGTAAGTCAGTTACTTTTTGAACCTCTAGATGCGTTTTTAGCAAATCAGATTGAACTTGAGATACTAAATACAGTTAGTAGGTTCGATGAACGTGTAAGAATCATTACTGTCACAGTAACACCTGATTATGATCAGTATTTTTTGTTCGTTGAGATTGTTTACGTAATTGTTGGACAAAAATTGAAAGAGACCTTGAATTTCATCCTAGAGAAACCAGTCGGATAATGCAGCCAACCAATCTCACATCACTAAATTTTGAGGATATCAAAGCCTCTATCAAAACATATCTTAGAACTCGGGATGAGTTTACAGATTATGATTTTGAAGGATCTGCTTTGAGTTATTTGATTGATGTTCTTGCGTATAACACTTATTATACGTCATTCACTTCAAATATGCTGATCAATGAGTCGTTCATTCAGTCGGCAACGATCAGGGGTAATATTGCATCACTTGCAAAGATGCTAAACTACCTACCAAAATCTATAACATCAGCAAAAGCATGTATTCAGGTGGAAGTGCAAACCACCGTGTGTAGTGATGGTCAGTTTCCATCATACGTGACTTTGGCAAAAGGTCCAGTATTGGGATCTGGTAGTTATCAGTTCAATGCATTGACTGAGAAGGTAGCTGTTGTTGATAATTTTGGAAAAGCAGTATTTGACAAGTTTCTAGTCTATGAAGGAACTGTAGTAGAATACGAATATACCGTAGATACATTTCAAAGACAGAGATTTGTCATTCCAAACGAAGATGTAGATATTGATACACTACAGGTATTTGTAAGACCAAACTCACAATCAACAAATATTGACTCCTACATCAAAGTAGACGATGTTACAGAATTGAATTCCACATCCAGAATTTATCATATTAGCGAAGGACCAGATCTTAGGTACGAATTGTTTTTTGGTGATGGAGTAATTGGAAGAAAACTTCAAGATGGTGAAGTCATTCTTCTCAGATATGCAATTAGTAGTGGAGCAGCTGCTAATGATATTCAAAATTTCTTTTATGCTGGACAACTTGAGGATTCTTGCGGAAAGGTATATGGTTCCGAAGATATCACTATAACCATCCTAGAACGCGCTCAGTTGGGTTCTGACAGGGAGACGGTAGAATCTATCAAGTACAATGCTCCGAGGTGGTTTGCGTCGCAAAATAGGGCAGTCACAACGATTGACTATGAGACCATTGCTAGGAAAGTATATCCAGCAACAGCAGCAGTTGTTGCTTTCGGTGGAGAGAACGTATCTCCACCGACATACGGTAAAGTTTATCTTGCTGTTAGAAGTGTAACTGGAAGCAAACTGAATGATGCTACCAAAAATGATATTTCCAAGGGTATGCAAAAATATACAGTTGGTGCATTGGAAACTGTAGTAGTTGATCCAGATTATTTGTATATCATTGCAAACATATTTGCAACATTCGATCAAAATAAGACTTCTCTAAGTAACTCAGAAATTCAGAAAAAAACTCTTGATGCAGTTGACTCATTTGCGAATCAATCTGGACTGAATAATTTTTCTGGGTCATTCTCAAGTGCAAAATTGATTAGAGCCGTTAGCCTTGCAGATCCTTCAATCGAGGGGGTTTCTGTTCAAGTTGTTCTCTTGAAGTATATCGAGACTGAACCAAATACTGAAAATAGTCATACTATTCAATTTGGAACTGAGATTCTTGATAGTGCCCCATCAAATGAAGATTCTATCTGTGATAAAGAACCAGTTCTTCAGGGGGGACCATTTTACACAGCAGATAAGCCATCTACTCCACAGTATTTTACTGACGATGGATCTGGTAACATATATTCGTATATTGATGATGGAGGAACTAAAGTCGTAACAGATGATAATTTTGGTAATGTGAATTATACTACTGGAGAAGTTACTGTAGGACCCGTCAATATTGTCGGGGACGCTAATAATCCACCAGAACCAATTGATCCTGATGTAGATACGACAAATCTTGACACAATTAGCGAACCAGATGGAGGAACTACACCAGCAGCAGATACTACTACACCACCAGCAACGGGAGGAAATACTTATGCAATTACTAATGATCCATTGAGTATTCCAGTTGTTGCTATTCCAGCAAACGCTAATACTATTCTTCCTACAACTCCTGGGACTATTATGGCGTTTCCAGATACAATAATCACCATTGCTCCACTAGGAACAACACCACCTCCTTCTGTACCACTAAATAATATCAACCCAGGTCAGTTTACAACTCCACCTACAGTTGCCATCAACGTTACACCTGTTGCTGGTTTCCAAGTTGGGGCCCCTGACATCGATGGATGTTTCTAATATTTGTAGTTGACAAAAGATGACGCAAAAAGAACAAGTCAATAAAGTTTCTCGTGCTATCAGGGAGCAAGTACCTGAATTTGTAGATAGAGAAAATCCACAATTGGTAAAGTTCCTTGAGTACTACTACAAGTCTCAAGAAAAAACTGGTTTGGGGTATAATATCCTAAACAATCTAACAAACTACCTGAATATTGACGAATATGATCTTCGTTTGTTGGATTCTGGTTCATATCTTCTTGAAGATGTAACTGCAGATTCCGATACAATTGTTGTGGAGGACGTGTATGGTTTTGTTGAAGAAAACGGAACTATAAAAATTGACGATGAAATTATTTTTTACGAGAAAGCGGTAAAAGCGCCAAGTATCGCAATTACAGACGGTATTTCATATAAATCTTTTGTTGATAGATGGGTAGAACTTCAAAATCCATATTTTCAATTTGATTCGAGCAAAATTCAATTTGATTTGAAATCTGGTGATGAACCTGTTAGTCCCCCATCTGCAGATTATCTTGTTGTACAGACATATAATGAGTTTCTCATCCCTGGTGTAGACTATGACATCGATGGAACATTCCTCAATTTTACACAAGCGCCAAGGACTCCAAATGCATCAGATACAATTGGAGGAACATCTGTTCTGTATCTGAAAGGATTTACTCAAAGTCCTATTCAAGTTCTAGATAGCATTCAAAATGGGTTCAATGGAAATCAAACTAAGTTTGATTTGACTCTTGATGGTAATCCATATACTCCAGTTATAACCGAATATACAATCGTTTTAGTTGCTGGGGAACTATTAGTTCCAAACGTAGATTATAGTATCTATGAAAACACTCTAATTTTCAAGAATGCTCCAGCACAATATTCTACTTGCAGTATTAGATCAATTGAAGCACCAATCCCTTCATTTGGATCTGGAGCAGCTGCAGTACCAAAAATTGAAAATGGACAAGTAACTAAAATTCTCCCAAAAAACTTTGGTAGTGGTTATTTGATTTCAAACCCACCAAAAGTAAAAATTAGTAGTGCATCTGGAGAATATGCAACTGCAATTAGTCAAGTTAGTGGTATTAGTAAAATCAGACTACTATCTGGCGGCAGGGGTTATTCCTCAACCAATCCTCCACGAGTTGTCATACAATCTCCAACAAACGATGGGGATATTCCAGTAATCACGGCAGAAGTCACTGATGGATCCGTAACTTCCTTGACATTGGGGAATTCTGGTTCTAACTATGATTTTATTCCTAGAGTCAGTTTTGTTGATCCTGGTGGAGCTGAGATTAGTCCTCCACAAATTTCTAATGGTTCTTTAGTTTCTGGAACTATCTCTGTTATTTCTCGTGGACAAGGATATACTACTGCCCCTCAAGTCTATATTGATCCACCAAATCTAGAAACTGGTATTCAAGCCGTAGCTTCTTCAATTTTGAATAGTAACGGTGAAGTAGTTTCAATTAGCATTACAAATACTGGATCTGGTTATAATACTGTTCCTAGAGTTGCAATTATTGATCCAACTACTGCTAAAGTACTGGAAGTAAATGTAGATTCTCAGGGACGTGTTGTTGGAATTGAGTTATTGAGCGGTGGAAGTGGATTTGAGGATATCCCATCAATTTATATCATTGATGAGAGACGAGATGGAACTGGAGCATTTTTGGGAGGAACTGGAGCAAAAGCTGTAGCATCAATTTTCAATGGTGCTATTACTGATATCACAATTACGAATTTTGGTCAGGGATATGATCAGAACAACCCACCAAAGGTATTCATTCAAAGACCACCACAGGCAACTGCTTCAGTAGAAATTGCTTTTGATGGAATTACGGACTACAAAATCATTGAAACTGGTCAAAATTATACAAAAGCTCAATTTGAAGGATGCGCTAGAGGTGTTGCAGGTCCAATTGGATACGATGAGCGCGGAAATATAAAATTTCAACCATATACTGCAGCAACTTCACATACAATTCAATCTGGATCTAAAGCTAGTTGCTTGGATGGATTGTTCCTCAAGAAGATGCTATCCAAATTTATTGATCAATATCTACCAGATCTACCCACTCTAGATATTGCTTCAATTGACGTAAATCAAGTAATCAAAAGTATTCGTCAATTTTATGCAACAAAGGGAACATCCAAAGCAGTTTCATATTTGTTCAAAATCCTATACGGCGAAGAAGTATCTGTTTTCTATCCAAGAGAACAGATTATCAAACCATCTGCTGCTGTATGGTCTGTTGATACTATTGTACGTACAACTCTAATTAGTGGTAACCCAGAAGATCTGATCAACGGAACTCTAGTTCAAGAAGAAGATATTGTCGATACTAATATTGGATATGCCTCCGCATTGATCGAAAATTTTCTAACGATCGAAACATCAGAAACTACCGTATATGAGTTGATTCTTTCTGAAGAAACTATCATTGGTAAATTTTCAATCCCATATAAAACACGTCTTGTTGAAGGTATCAATCAGACTGACGGAATCATTACTGTAGACTCTACAGTTGGTTGGCCAGAGCGAAATGGTGAATTCATCGTTGGAAATGAATTGGTTCAATATAAGGAAAAATCTCTGAACCAGTTCATTGAATGCACGAGATCAAAAAACAATATTGTTGAAGATTGGGATGCGGGAACCCTAGTAAAATCTAATTTCAGAATTTATGTAAACAAGGGTCAAGATAATGAAGTAGAACTTGAAGTTCTTGGTATTGCGGAAGCAGGATCAACAACTTTGACAGATACTGGATCTTATTATCTCACTGGAGATAAACTAACAGTATCTAAGTTGGGTGGCACTTCTGTAGATCCAAAACTACTGACTTGGGTATATAACGTCAAGAAACTACTTACAATTACCTCTATCGTGGGTGCTGGGAGAATTGCTACAGCATATACTGACACTAATCATGGATTGTTGGTTGGTGATAAAGTAACAATTTATGGTGCCAATCCAATTGTATACAATGGAACTTTTACTGTTATTTCTATCAACCCAGATAATAGAAAAGAATTCCAATATGAAACTCTAAGTGATACTGGAAATATCGTACCCCAGGGAAATATTCTAATATCTATTGATTTGAACAAGGGCAAATCTGATAACGCAACTATTTACAATCAGATCCAATATTATACAACAAATATTCAGAATACGTTCTTCAATACTGAGTATGTTTATGTTGCTTCAACTGGTCTTCCAAATTATAGTATTGGTCCATTTGGAACATCTGCTCTCATCCCAGGAAATCAGAGAAAACTAAATCGTTTCCCACTACTTCCTCAGACAATCTCAACCAAGACTAATATCACTCCAGGTCCAGTAGGAACATTTGTAAATGGTACTTCTGTGTGGTCGTATATTTCCGATGAGAAGAAAACATACGGACCTATCACAAATATTAGAGTACTAGATTCTGGTAGTGACTATGATGCAGATAGTCCACCAGTTATGTCTATCACCACAAATGATGGAGAGACTGGATCTGGTGCAAGGGGAACTGTTATTGTAGATGGTAGTATCACAGAAATTGAAGTTACTGATGGTGGAAATGGGTATTTGGTCGTTCCTCTTGTTTCTATTGTAGGTGGTGGTGGATCTGGAGCATCTGCAACTGCTATTATCTCTCAGGGAAGAGTCAGTCAAGTATTGGTGACTTCTGGAGGATCTGGGTATACTTCAAGACCAACTATTAGCATTTCTGGTGGATCTGGAGCTGGAGCGACTGCTGAAGCAAAGGTACGTGGAAAAATCAAAGAAGTTGTAGTTACAGATCCTGGATCTTCATATAGTTCAAAACCAAATGTTACTATTAGTTCTGGAGAAGGTGCAGTTGCTCAAGCGATTGTTAGTAATGGTAGAATCATTTCTATTGCAATCATCAATGCTGGATCTGGTTATACTACGGCACCAAATGTCTATGTTAGTGGAACTGGATTTGGTGCAGTTGCTCGTGCAGTAATTGATACTGATGGAGAAAATGCTGGTCGTGTAACAAGTATCGAAATCATCAACAGAGGTATTGGATATACGTCTGGAACAACCAATATTGAATTGGTATCTGTAGGATCTGGAGCACTATTTGATGCTGATGTTTTCCAGTGGACGTATAATCTACAGGAACAGTTAGCAACCGATTCTGCGAATGGATATGTCTTCTCTGGATATAATTCGCAATCTTATGGTGGAGAATATGGTCATGTCTCAAACCCACAGAGATTGAGATATGTTTTGGGTGATAATGTTATTGAGAATGAGCAAACTGGAGTTCTGAACGAAGCAGATCCACAAACAACTGGAATCGAACATTCTCCTATTATTGGTTGGGCATTTGATGGAAATCCAATTTACGGACCATTTGGTTATTCAGATCCTACTGATCAGGGATCTGAAATTCAGAGAATGATCACAAGCTATAAATTGAGGGATAATATTGTATATAATGCACAATCAAATCCAAATCCATCTAGAATTGATGGACCTCCTCTAGACGTTTATGCGGCTGGTCTCTTTATTGAAGATTATGAATACGTTTTTGGATTTGGTGATCTTGATCAGTATAATGGAAGATTCTGTAAAACTCCAGACTATCCAAATGGAACTTATGCATATTTTGTAACAATTGAGGGCAATACCTTTGGTACTCCTAAGTTTCCGTATATTCTTGGTGTAGCATATAACTCAATTGTTGATCAGTGGAATCTGGATCGGAATGCAATTCAGCAAAATATTCCAAATGGTGTTATTAGATATAGAGATCCTTTTGAGGGAGTTGATATTGATGTACCAAGAAAACCAAACGTGGAATCTGATTACATCACCGCAGAAAATGGAGATATTCTTCTTTTTGATGCAGCAGATGACAATGGCGATGGATACATCAGTTCAGATGAAGAAACCAATCTTGGTCAATTGCAAGAAGAGCGTGTTCTGGAGCTATTTGATTATTTCCCAAGAGTTCAATTTGACTCCAGAGTTGATATTGAAGTTGAGACGACATCCAAATTTGAGGATGCTCAAGTAACTGGATTTATTGTCGAAAATCCAGGTCAAAATTATCAGGTAAATGATAGACTGGTATTTGATAATACTGGTACTAATGGAGATGGAGTAGCTGCATCTATTGACAGTATTCGTGGAAAGGAAATTGAATCCTACACATTCGAAACAATTGATGATGTTCCATATGGAGTTATCAAAACTAAAGATCCTCATGAACTGACATTTGATGATGGAGTTGACGTATATTACGAACCACAACTAGCAAATTCTAGCAAACAACTAAAAGTTAGAGTTGTCAGTGGAATTGAAAAAGTAACCGTTGAACAACCTGGAACTGGTTATACTGATGATGTTCCTATTGAAATTTCTATTGATGGAGATGGGGTTGATGCTGATATTAGACCAATTATCAATTCAACAAACGGAACTATTACTGAATTTGAAATTGTAAACTCTGGAAGTGGATTTACTAGCGACCCCAGAATTCTTATTTCACATCCTCAGTCTTTGAAAAAAGCAGATTATTATATTGCATCTTTGAAGAATCAGAATAATGTAAAAGTAAACGATATGTATGTTACTGATTCTAAGATCGTTTACGCTTGTGGTGAAACTGTAGATTCTAGTGGCAATACTGTTGGATTTGTAACCAAATATTCTTCTCTTGGTGTAAAGCAGTGGTCTAAGACATTTAGTTCTAAGAGTCCTGCTGGATCAACCAAACAGTTGAGATTGAAGAAACTTTGGGTTTATAATACTAAAGTATATGTTGTGGGGGAAACAAATCCAAATAATGTATCGCAATCATCATATAATCCTGATGTATTCTTTGTTCGTTTGGATGAAGCAGCAGATGGACTATCATCATCTGTTGGTTTTGCGAAAGGTCTTGCTGGAATTTCTGGATCTAATCGTGCTGATTATGTTTCTGCAATTAGTCAATATTCAGACAATAGATTCATTATTGGTGGGCATACAAATACAAACTCATCGTATCCAGATGATGCATATGTTGCCCTTATGACAGATGGTGGCGAATTTGTCACCAAGAGAAAAATTGCGTCTACTACAAAGTCTGAGCGTATAAAGGGATTTATCGTAAAATCTTCTTACATCTATGCGTTGATGGAAGTTTCTCCAAACGCATCGTCAAATGCTACAAGTTTTGCAATTGCTAAACTATCCGTTGAGGCATTTGGAATTGAACTTATTTGGACTAAAGAAATTTCTCAAGCTGGAAATTACTTCAAAGATATCCACTTTAGTCTAAATGAATATGATGAAATTATTGTTACTGCAACTCTGTATGATATTGCAGCGGCAAAACAAAATGCATATTGGATTGGAAAATTTGATCTTGATGCGAATCTAGTATGGAACTATAGAACTGAGGTATTTGGAATTGAGTCTATTAGTACCGTTGGACTTGGTATTGACATCTTCGGTGAAGTAAATCTTCTAGTAAATAAAGTTTCATCAACAAATAAAGAAAAAACTACTGATATTGTAAAATTTGGATATGATGGAAAAGTTGTAAGTATCTCTAATAATAAACTGCAAGACGGTGCAGATGGTTTTATTGCACACTCTGGTGGAGTAGATGTATCTGGAGATGTATATACAACAGGTCAGTCTTACTGGAATAGAAACGAGATTGTTCTAAAATTTGACCAGACACAAACTAATCCTATTATTGACCTAAGCGAATCGATTGATGAATGTCCAACTCTAACTGCAACGAATACTTCTGGTGAAGTTGCAAATAATAGATTGAAGTTTTATGGAGTTGAGCAAGGAACTTCTACTTTTGCACCAACATATTTGAGATTTGATGATGAGACATATGATTTACAGGATGCCTTTGGAGGAACTACATGGACTTTAGAATTCTTTGCATTCCTACCATCTTCTAGATCGAGTAATCTATCACAAACAGAGCATACTCTGTTTGCTATTAGCGATGATGCAACACTAAGTGGTGGAATCATGCTTTCTGTTGATCAAACCACTAAGGCATTGAAGTTGTATGTTGCTAATAATACGACTGCTCTAAATGCAGCTGTGTCGTCAAATAGTTCTAGTACAATCTTTACCGAAAATCGTTGGCACCATGTTGCTCTTACTAGAAGTGGCAACTCATTTGTAGTGTACCTCAATGGCACTTCCGTAATTACAGCAACATCAGCAAATGTTCCATCAGAAGATAGAGATCTGTATTTTGGAAATATTCCTGGAATTACAACTATATCTACATTTGATCAAGATAAGCAGTATTCTGGTTCTCTAAACTATATTAGATTGAGGAATAGATCTATCACCTCATTCACAGTTCCTAGTGATATTTCTAGCTCAACCACTGAGAATTATACTTTCACTGATACAACTTATATTACATCATATACTCAAAAATATGATTACATTCCATATTTCGGAATTCTATTCAAAACTGACAAAAATAATGATGCTCCTAGACTAGGATTGCACCCAAACTTGGGAAGTAACTTTAGTGGATTTAGCATCTATAGATCTACACTAAGTTCAAATATTCCATCCAGCCTAGTTCTAGGTAATGGATCCTGGACTGCTGCACCAGATGGAAATCAAATTCTAGATTTTACTAATGCTACTGCATCTGGAGCAATTGATATTGATCTAGTTGTACTGACACAACTTCAAGATATCTATTCTTCCAGAACAGCAACAGTTCCTGCCCCAGGTTCTGCGAAGGTAAGAGTTGCTGCAAAAGTTATTGGTAAATTCTTTATTGAATCAACTAATACGGTAAAGATTGACAATATTCAAAAACTAGTACTAAATCAATCATTCCAGTTTACTAAAAAATCAAAACTTGTACTAAAAGATTCATCTGGAGTTTTTATCAATAGCGGATACATTACTGATGTAGATTCGGAAAATAATGCAGT